TTCCGAATGATACTGACACATATAAAATATATGTTCGCGAGTACAACGGTGCATTTACATTGAAAAATCTATCATTTTTCCGTGTCTTGACGCAGGATGGTGTGTCAACATTCACGAGAGTAAATTTTAGAACAGTCACACTCGATGGTAATGGAACGACAGAGTTCGCGGGTACCAAAGTATTTGACACCGAGTATAATATTGTACCATGGGTGAACGCAGCCACAAACCCCGGTGACCCTATCATCACCGTCACAGTCCCATCGAATACATTCATTGAAAAGTTTTCTTTTGAATTTTATACCGAAGAATCAAGTCGAGCAGATGGTTCGCGACTTCTTACAAACATACCCGCGTTTGACATTGTCAAAAATGATGAAACACCGTTTCTCGTCGCATCTGAAAAAATTTCGGATTTTGTGAGTCTTGAACAAGATACGTTTACGCAGTCTTACAGTATTGACCTTGACACATCAGTTTTCCGTGTTCCGGACGCCGTCGAAAATGATTACTACTACATTCAAAATAGATTCAACTTTTCAAAAAATCCAGACTTTGATCAGACATTCACATTTTTCAATCCCATCATGAAGGATGCACGGTTCTATATTCAAGGTGTTGATCTTCCAAACATTTCAAGTACTACTGACGCGTACTACAAATACTTGGTGCCATATCATAGACGCCTTTCGAGACCTATTAGAAACATTTATACCTATTCATTCTCATTGAATCCAGTCAATGTCAATCCATCTGGAAGTTTGGATTTTAGTGAAATTCAATCAGAAAAGACGGGTATCGAAATAAAGTTGGATGAAAATTTAGACAGTACATATAGGTTGTATATTTATTACACTGGCTACCAAACATTTGAGTTTGAAAATGGATTTATGAAACTCGTTTACTAAAAAGATTGTCCTTGTTTTCGGAAATGTAATCAATAATTCTATTCTTGATACACCACTTGATAAAGTTTAGTTGAGCCAAGGTTGTTTGAATTTCACGGTCTGTCCCTGGAACCGCGTAACTAATTTTAGATGACCGACAAAATGGATCGAATAACTTTTTACTGTAACCATCCAAACTTGACTTATACGCACAATGCACGGTAAACAATTTACCATTATTTGTGGTGTACGTCAAGTTCGTCTTCTTTGCGTAGTTCGTGATGAACCATTCAATGTTTCGAAGTGAGATACCACTTGATTTATCAAGAATGCTCAACAATGTAGTTTTATTCTTTTCGTCGGAATAGAAGTCATTTACGGAAGATAGCAGAATGTCTGTTTTACTCATTACTACATCATTGTACTAAAATCTATAAGCCCCTTTCTTTCTGGAAGTGATGAAGTTGGGTCGTTCACCATTTCAACTATACTTGATCTCGAGACTTGAGATTGATGAAAGCTGCAGTATCCATTTTTCTTGGCGCGCACACTACACCGTGTTCCATTTTGACGAAGACCCTTGCACATGATATCATCTTCATTTGGTGCGTCACGAATCAAAAGTCTATAAGGTATACCATAGTTTTCGGATACTTGTTTCAGGTAAATACTGTAGTCCACGTGACATTTCTTGATCTTTTCGCGATAGTCATCTTGGTATTTTCGAATCTCAAGATTGTATTCTTCTTTATTCTTTTTGACACCTTTCTTGTATTCATCCTTTGTGGCTCTCAGTTCAGAATGACACTCACTCTTTTGTCTAGACAAACCTTCTTTGGACTCTGAGAGCTGCTGTTTAAATTCTTCTTTGACTTTTTTCAAAAGCTCCTTGTATTCTTCTTTGATCTTTTTAGCTTCTATGGTTACTCTTTTTCTAACTTCATCCTCAAACACAACGTTGAGACGTTCCATCTTATTTTAACTTTGTTCGTAATTTTTAAATATGTCTTCTACAGAACGCTTAGCTTTGATACGTTCCTTAAGGTCGGCAACTTTACCTGTATCATCGAGACCAAGACGTTGACACTCTTTGATGAGATCTTCCTTCTTCATACCACTTAGTGATGGTTCCTTCTTTTTGGGTGGAGGTTTATGTTGAGCGATGATGTCACCAAAAATTTCATTTTTAGGATCTTTCACGAGAGGTTCAAGAAGATCACAGATTGGATTCAAAAACTTGTTTGTGAAATAATGATGGTAGTCAATGGGAATGCTATGTTCTTCGACCCAACCCGGATCTTCAGCTTTTTCATAGGCTCTGGCCTTCGCGTCTTGTGTCTTGACCAAGAGGTACGGGACACGATCACCAGATTGTGGTTCAGAACCCGGGCGACGGGACCGCATCTTATCACGGACTGCAACATGTGGAAGATTATTGTTCTTGTATGAGTCACCCAATTGCTGAGACAAGACCAACTTTTCATTTGGAACATGTCCTTCCAATAGGTTGATGGCTCTTTCGAGTGCTAATTGTTTGGGTGGCTCCGGATCACTACTCTCCAAGACAACATCCAACAATTCTTTGCAGACTTCTCTGACAAACTTTGTATTATCACGACGAACAACTTGAAGACCCTTGATGTCTATGTAATCCATATTCATTTCACCTTGTTTATTCTTTGTCCAAAGTTTAGCTGCGTATCTCTTCTTACTGTAAAGGAAATAGGGACAATATACCTTTTCAAGTTCAAGATTATTTGGGCGTTTGAACAGGGTAGTACATTCTTCGGCGGCTTGTTCTCCAAGCTTCCATGAGTACTCGATGGCTTCCATACCTTGACGTTCTCCGACATCAAACTCAACCATAACACTATCCGTATCCCCATACCTCACCTTTGCACCCGGAAAGTTCTTTTCGACATAATTCTTTGTCTCTTCAATCATACTTCGACCCTTATACGTCGTCGTAGAAGCAATTGGTACACATGGAAGGATGCCTTTCCCAGCACCCGTGAAACCATAGATTGAGTTCATAGATATTTTATACGCAAGTTGCTTTCCATTGTAGACTTCCTTCATAAATCCAGTGGCTGCAGCCATATCTTTTTTGGCTTGTTTTCGGAATTGCTTCAGTTCCAAAAGAATACTCGGAAGAAGACTTGGGACATCTTGTGCAAACTTGTACGTCTTACCGCTGAGATCAAACTTTTCATAAGTAATACCCGGGACATTTCCATATCTCTTTTCATCCATGACAAAAGTTGAATAACAAAGATTGTGGGCCATCATGATTGAAGGATACAGACCTTCAAAATCTAGAGCTGTGATCGGTGTGTAGTACGCACCACCTTGAGCTTCAAGGACCGTCGCCCCTTCATATTGCTCCAAGGGGATTGCCCCGTATCGAATAGTCGGAACCATGAAACCAAGTTCACGTGCCTTTTTGGTCAACTGTGAAAATACCTTGATTTGCTGACCACGCTCCACCAAGAAAGAGATCGGAACCCAAGTTGCCTTGGCCATCTCCACAAGGTTAAGCAGTGTACAAAGACGTTTGGTCAGTCGATGCGGTAACAAAGTATCCTTGATACAATATTCGGCGACTTCACGAAGTTTGATGGGATCTTCTTCAACAAATCGAGCAAACATTTCCTTCGCTGGCATGTCAATTTTTTGATCACCGAGGTACAATTTCGAAACATTGTCCAACTTGTAAGAGTCCAATTTGTATCCCTTCTTTACTTCGTGGAACAAATCAAAAATGAAACGACCCGACATCGGAAGAAGTTTCAACATGTTATCACCGAGAGCACTCGAAGACAGTCTTTTGTAAACCATGTCAGACTGTTTGTCCTTAAGTTTTCCAAGATTGTAAAATTTTTCACTGCAATTATTGATGACCCCTCGTTTGAAAATATACTCAAGATCGAAACCAAAAATATTCCAGCCAGTCATGATGTCGACATCTTTGTCTTTCAAATAATTTCGGAATGCTTCGAGCATTTCACGTTCGGTGTCGAAACTGATAATGTTACATCCCTCCAAGTTTGAATCAGTCTTTTTGTAACAGAGACAGGTCTTATCATATGGTTCGTCGGAACCAAATGTACACAGAGAAATGGCAATCTGAAAACAAGCGTCACCTTTAATGTTTGCATCAGGAAACTTTCCAGTAGAACTATTTGATTCAATGTCAAACGAAGCTACAACAAACGGTGCGATATCATCACGCTTCACAGGTTTCAGACTTTCCCAGTCATTACAGAAAAGATCAATATCCGTGTGAGCCAGGTGCGAACGAACACATTCAGAACCAGTATCTAACCACCCCGTTGATTGAATACCAGTCCGGTGCATCATACGAAGAATTGGATCAAGATTGGATTCATAAACCTTCAGAGGGAATGGTCCAGACGAAAGCATCAGAGGTTTCTTCAGGAAAGCGTCAGTCTTTCGACGCTTTTCAAGATTTGAAAACTTGACTTGCATGAATAAAAATTTTTCATTGTTTTGAAAACCCCAGATATCCTTCGACTCGACTATGATGTACTCAGAACATTTGTCTTCAATCTTCGCATAAATTTCTTTGGCATACTTGATGTCTGGCAACTTGATATAAAAGTAAGGCTCGAATGCAGTAGTGACACACACAGATTTACCATCTTCAGTCTTACCAAAGATACTAATCAAGTGGTCTTCGCCATCATCGCGAGCCTCCCACGTCAATGCTTGGAAGACAACCATATGTATCACATGACTCAAAATTTTAATATGCTTTACTAGTAAATGTCAGCCGCCTTGATTGACCTCGTGTCCAAGGGTGCCCAGGATGTGTATATCACTGGTCAGCCCGAAGCCAGTTTTTTCCGTCAAAACTATAAGCGTCATACGAACTTTTCTATTAAACCGGAACGTATCGATTACATCGGTTCCTTCGCGGCAAACAGCGAAGTCACGATCCCGATTAAGTCCAAGGGCGATCTTTTGAGCTACGTGTGGATAGAATCTCCGGGTATTTCTGCCGCCGGTAACAACACGACCGGTCTGTTCTCCAGCAACGCTGAACCTACCGACTTCATGTTGTACATTGGCGGTCAACAAGTGTGTAAGTTGGATTCTTTATACGTTCAGGGTGTTCATAATGTTTTGTACAACGAGACGCAGGCCCAAGCTTCCACGGCTGTTTCCACGGCTGAACTCAAGGAAAACGCGACGAACAACGCCGGTACTTCGGACCAATACGTCATTCCGTTCTTCTTCAGCCAGGATTGGACTAAGTGTCTTCCGTTGGTCGGTATGCAATATCACGATGTTGAAATCCGTATCAAGTGCAGAGGAGATGGCTTTTCGCCGAGTGAAACTCCGAAGGTGTATGCCATGTATGCCTACCTCGACACCGAAGAACGTAAGTTTTTCACAGAAGGTGAACACGAGATCTTGATCACCCAAACACAATACCAACCGGCGAGCAAGGAAGATACCGAGTTCGATCTCACATACTTCAACCACCCGACCAAGGCTATCCACGTTGTGTCTTCCAACACGGCGGCTGTTAGCAACTGGGATGTGGCTTACGGTTTCAGTGATGCTACGTTGTACATCAATGGTACACCACTCTTTGAGAACATGTCCAAGGACTTCCACCACAGTGTTGTTCCGAAGATGCACTCTCAATTCTTGCCGGACAACCTTCTTCAAACGGCTCCGGTGTACACTTGGCCTTTCTGCTTGAACATCGGTAAGTCTCAACCGTCTGGCTCGTTGAACTTCTCCCGCATCGACACCGCCAAGCTTGCCGTTCGCGGACCGTACGGTGGTGGCAAGACCCATCGTGTCTATGGTGTCAACTACAACATTCTCCGTATTAAAAATGGTATGGCTGGTGTCGCTTTCGGTAACTAATTTAATTTCAAAACAAAAATTTACATACGATTGGTTTAAAAATATCAATGATATGTAAGTCAGGATGGACCTTGTTCCAATTAAACTCATCAAGAACCGCAATGTTCGCAACACCCTTTTGAGAGTCAAAGGTGAGAATGCCGAAATTGACACATCTGACTACATTGAGTGTAAAATGAATACAAACCTCGCGGCGAGATATCTCATGGCTATTGAAGATGCATCGGAAATGGCTAAGCAACTCATCCAGAGACCCGGTGTCTTTGAACAAATCGCGAAGGACATCAAGAAGGAAGCTGACTATGATTTCAAGTTTCAGTGTCGCAGAACATCCAATATGACTAAACCTGCAAAAAATCGTAAGGGTACCGAGTATCTTCATATCTCACACACCTATGAGAGTGGTGATGGTCACTACGCACTCGCAAAAGTGAATCACAACAAGAAGGAAATCGCGTTGTTCAATTCAATGGGTGCGGGTCAGTCAGATTTCAGGAATGAACTTCGTACAGTCTACGGAAATACCTACACATTAAGAAACAAAAACTCTTCCTTCCAACCGACGGGTGGATTTGTGACCACGAACACAGAAAATTACAAACAACTTCTTAACAACGTAAGTGTTAATATTCGGAACAAGAAAGTTCTTGAAAGGTCTTTTGAGATTTCACAATATGACGAGTTGTCACAACATCACTTTTGCTACATTGAAGCTTTTATTGCTATGATGCACGATACATTGGGAACACCCATCGGTCCAAAGGATCCAAGAGATCGCCTTGAATTTGTGAAGAAGGTTGTGTGGGGACTTCTACATAAATATACTCCACCATCAAATAGAACTTCACTCAAATGGAAATACTTTGTGACGAACTTTCGATACTTTCTTAGAATTACGAATACAAATGGTCGAAGATTTAGATTGAATCATGTGGCTCAAGTTCCTAAAGATGTTGAAAAAGTTAAAAGAACTGTGATGAAAGTTAAAGTCCCAACCGGTATGAATAGTTCGTGGTCCCTCACACAAATTATGAATTGGGCGGGAAGTAAAATCTGAACTTAGGGTAAATGGTTCTACCGTTCATAATCATAGGAGGTCTCGCGACCGCCGCGGCGTATACTTATTTTGGTGAAAATCTCGTGAGTTCCACCCAGGCCAAAAAGATGATACGCTCAGGAAAGATAAAGAAGGTCATCGATGTTCGCACAATGGCAGAATACAGAGCTGGCCACTATCGGGGTGCTCTCCACATTCCAGTGAATAAGATTAACAAGAAGACTACCACAGAACTTCCAAAGAAGGGACTACTCGTCTACTGCAATACTGGGCAACGGGCCAGATTTGCGGCAGAGAAACTTATTGAATTAGGTTTTGAAGATGTGTATTACATTGCTGGTCACTACTCAAGTCTCAACTGAGACCCTCGATAACTTCCTTAGTCTTTTCATACATTCGCTTCGCGTGGAACTTCTCATCCTTGAGTTGTTCCCAAATCGTCAATCGATACTCCAAGAAATCTAAGAATCTCTCGGGGTCTCGATTGGATTTATAACGGACCTTTTCACCTTTCATAGCCTTTTCCATCACAGCAAGCTTGGCTTCAAACATGCGTTCTTGCATAGCCTCGGGGGTCTCCCGAGAAGTGAGTTCTTGTTTCTTGGGAGCCATTTGTATTAGACGTGTGTCATATCTTTAAATGAAGAAGTGCTTTGTCTCTCCATTTCGTGACTGTATATACAGTGACACCCAATTCCACCGCGAGGTCTTTTAGGGTTAGGTGTTTACCATAGTAGTTTTCAAGAATGTATCGGCTCACATCATCTAGACCATAGAGGATATCGGGTTCTTTGTCGTAATACGGTGGAGTTTCATAAAATTGAAGTTCCTCATGTATCGTGGTTCGTCGCAAACAGTTTTTACAACTCCAGTAAATCCATGGATATGCGTACGTACTAAACTTGAAACCCAACTCCGGGTTAAACTTTTGAGCCGCCCGAACGAGACCGTGTAGTCCCACACTATTTATATCCTTCCTCGTATGTATACCACGTTGTCGCGGGTATGTTTTGAAATATACATCATTTGAAACTTTATAAGCAAGTTTGACATGGTTGGCTATCAATTCCTTCTTATATAGGTTCATCTTGTACTTTTTATGTTCGTCTACTTTAATAGGTATGTTTGTAGCATTAACTGTAATCATAATTTTGGTTGTGATACCGATTATAGTTGTAACATGTACCAGATTATTTGAGCCTTACCCCGAGGACTTTGCGTAACTTCTGGAGAACTGCGTTGTCTGGAATAGCCTTCCCCGACTCATATGAATTGATGACATTTGCTGGAACTCCAATGGCTGTGGCGAGGTCTTTTTGTGTTTTGAAACCTTTAGCGGTGCGTGCTTGTTGAATCGTTTTAGCCACAGACAGACTTACTTTTTCATGGGTTCCCAACTCGGTTTGATCCAACGTTTGAGCTTTTGTAACTTCACGGTGAGGCACTTTTGTTTTTTGACTTGGTAATGTCTTACCGTGAATGACAACGGGGTTCCAATCTTGATGGTTCATTTTATTATATATGGAATTAAATCTTTATTCATACCCTCTCCAACTTCCCTTTAATCTCTTCTA